ACTGGGCGGGCTTTGGGGAGGATCTGCAGCAGTTGCTGCTCATTGATGGGCATGCATTTCTCCAGGCAATAAAAAACCCGCCAAGTGGCGGGCTAAAGAATTTCAAGATATAGACATCGCGCTAAACGCACGTCCAATGTGGCCTCAAATTAGCCAACCCGCCAAACGGTACCGTCGCTAAAAACAGGTACTTTACCCACCCCGCCGCCCAATAATGCCGCATTGAAAACCGTGGTCTCCGCGTCAGAGACGAAAGCTCGCGCACCGAGACCAGCCGTAACAGCACTAGGGAGATTCGCGACAACGAAAACGGTGCTTTTGACTACCCCCCGCAGGACCGTCTCTTGCACTTCTTCGTTACCAAGCACAACTTGATCGTCACGGGTACTGTAGGTCTCGTGCCCAATCGCGATCGAGTTTGATGCGTCAGTTTTCTGCAGCGCGTTATTCCCTGAACGATTACCGATAAAAATACTACCCAGCACTTCATCGGAAACCGCCACGAGGCTCCTGCCCGCCTCATGCCCGATGGCTACAACATCGCTGCCCAGAAACTCTTCTACAGCACGATAACCGATGCCGATTACTCTGTTGCCGGCTGGCGTGCCTCCTGTCCCGTCTGCCTGATTGATCTGTGGGAAGCCCGACGATATAGAGCCTGCCGATCCGCCGACAAATACGCAGTGGCTACCGTTTAGACGGTTTCGTCCGGCAGCTCTACCGACCACAATACATTCGTCCCCGTCTCGTTTGTACTCCCCGGAAACGTATCCCGCGAATATGTTGCCCGCTCCTTGGCACACCCAGCCTGCGCTGTCGCCTAGTCCAGTATTATTGCCAGCGTTCACTCCCTGTTCTAACGATCGGAAACCTACTGCGGTTGCGCCGACCCCAGTCGCATTGTAGCGACCTGCACGAGTGCCAACATATGTGCAATCTGATAGGTCAACTCCCATCTGTGCAGAAACCACACCAATTGCAATATTTGACGACTCGGTTTGTTGCAACTCCAGAGCGGACTCACCAATACCGATATTTGAACCGCCGGAAGTTACGCTATTACATGCTTTTAAACCAATCCCCATATTCCGCTGGCCGGTGGGCGGCACTGTTGGCCCGTAATTGCCAAGCCAAAAACCAAACGAGCTAGCATGCCACCGCGCGAGATCAGTACCCAACGCTTTGATATGAGTTTGCTGCGCAGTCCCCAGTGCCACTTGGCCACTCTGAGAGGCCAATGCATTGTGGCCAATTACTACAACATCATTGTTTTCAGCACCGCCCAGAGCATTAAATCCAACTAGCGTTTGCCTAGACCCCGTGGTTGTGTTTCCGCCAGCATTTGTGCCGATAGCAGTGCAGGGCCCACCAGTCGATCTACTAAGAGCATACGCACCAATGGCAACTATTTCATCACCGCTATATGCATATGCAGCGCTCCGGCCAATCGCAATATTAGAATCGCAATCTCCCGTCGCGAGAATCATTGCCTCCGACCCAATAATTACATTATTGTCGGCGCCTTGGACGCGATATGCAGCACTCTCCCCAATCATGACGTTGTCGTTACCCGTGGAGTTATCGCGTCCAGCATTATTCCCTAAATAGACGTTTCGAACACCACTGGAAACTGCTTCACTTGAATTGAACTCTACCTCTTCTTTTTGAGTTCCTAGGGATTGTTGCTTATCGTCAGTGGTAGTTTGGTCAAGTTCACTCGACGGACTGGAACCATCAGACTGTTGTGATTTTCCGTTGTTGGATTTCATATTCTCTCCAGATATAAAAACCCGCCAATCGGCTGGTATGAGGGGTGCTTTTACCTACTTCGGCTGGTTAGATGATAGCAGCGGGCTCCGCAGGAAGCTTACGGCCGGCACGTACAGGGTGTTCAGGGCATAACTGCGTGACTTCAACAACTGGTTGATGCCGGTGTACGGCATGGTCGCGCCAACCGTTGGGTTGAACAAAATCGGTTTCGCGCCAATGGAACGGATGTAATCGAGCAGATAGGTGATCTGAAACTGGAAAACCTGCGGCGACCTATCTTGATAGTAGTCATTGGTGGACCCAATCACCCAAACATAATCTGGCTTTTCTTTGGCCACATCTGCAAAGAAACGAGCCACCATCTGGTCAGTGCGGTTGCCCGGTATCCCCTTGCTGATCACTTGTGCGTTGTCCAGCCGCTCCTTCAGGCGCTGGTGAATACCGCCACCTGGAGTGGACCAACTGTCCCCCAGAATCACATGCTTGCCACGATTGAGCTCTTCGGCCGGTGAAAGAGCGTGGTAATGAGTGATCGAGCCTGGGTAGAAGACGGCTGCACCAGATGTTGGCACTGTGACTTTCACCCGAATTTTACTGCCAGCAACAATCGTGTAAGGGATGTCGACGGAGGCGATGGTGTTGTCTCTGGTAACCTGGGTCCTTGCCACCTCAACCACTTCGCCGGTCTGCCGAAGCTCGGTCACGACGATATCGAGAGTGGCCGCTTGCTTGCCGTCCTGCTTGCCCGGGTTGATCACAATATTGGTGACCATGTTCTCGTAGAGCGATACGGCAGGCTTCGACGCGACGCCACTGCCGGCGTTTCCTGTATGTACAGCGATACCTATGCCATCCTCAGGCTGACCACCAACGTCACCATAGCCGGACGCCGGAGCTGGCATGGACTTGGCGCCGTTGATAGTTTCCCACCCAGCCGTCGACTTGAACTGCACTGCACGACGCAGCATCGGCCTTTGCGCTAATTGGCGAAGCGCATCATCCACCACACAGGCGAACCCGAACTGATTGGCGTGCGCATCATCACGGTAGAAGTTATAGAACTTCCCGCCTTGAGTCATTGCGCGCGGCAGTGGACGGTCGATGGTTACTTGGTCATTCCCGGCATCAGTGATCACCACAGGGTAATACGTTCTGTCGTCCCCTTCGTAGCAGGCTAGTTGGCCACGGCTGAAGCCTTTGATTGTGGAAAGTGGAATCACCGATCCGCCAGCAGCAACGGGAGCCCGGGCCGTAGCAGTAATGATGCCCCCCGGCTCATTGGTGTACCACCCCACACCGGACAGCGTGCCGAAGTGAAGGTCGATGAAAGCGGGATTCAGGTCGTTGTGCTTGATGGGTTCAGCTACAACAGGCGACGCAGCTAGCAGAGCCGTAAACAGGGAAGCCAGGAAACGCATGCGGAACTTTCCGTCCATGAGTAGTTCCGCATTATCACATCACACCAATGATTGCTGCCAGCAGATGTCGGCCAAAATCCAGGCGGTGATCGGCGACCCCGTACCATTGGTCACGCTCAATTTCACGAACCGCAAAGCGGTGTCAGTCCTGGGTAGCGGGAAGTCATTGGTGACGCCTATGCCCGTGAAAGTCGAGAGATCGACCGCGCCAGCGCCATCGGCAGCCGAGCTGTACTCCAGCTTCAGCGTCATGCCTACAAGTGATTGAGTCAGGAAGCGGAGCATCGCCGGCAGCCTAGTTTGCCCCGGGCTCACTGCCAGGACTGTGGTAGCACCAGCCGCTACAGTGACCGATCCCGAGTAGGTGAAGTTGCGTTGTACGCCCCCAGGGCCGTTAGGCCCCAGCTCCTGCGGAACGTAACGGATATTGAGCGCGTAGCTCCGCGACTTGGTCAGTTGCTCCGGCACATAGCTGATCGCGCCTACCGTGGCATTGAAGAAGATCGGTTGAGCGCCAATTTGCTGGATCATGTTGCGCAACTGGTGGATCTGCTGCTCAAAATCAGCATTGCTCACATCGGCGTAGTAATCATTCGTGCCGACCATGACCCATACGTAATCGGGGTTCTGCGGGACTACATCCGTTTGAAAGCGAGCGATCAACTGCGACGCCCGGTTTCCTGGCACGCCTGCACTGACCACGGAGGCCTTGTTGAGTCGAGCAATCAGTCGGTTGTGGAAATCGCCACCACTGGTGAACCAGCTGTCGCCAAGCAATACATGCTTCCCTCTGTTGACGTCGTTCAGATACCCGCCAACACGGTTGTGCATCATCGCGCCGATGTAGAAGCGCCAAGGCCCAGAGTTTGGAGAGAGAACACGGACGCGAATGTAGCTTCCCGGGCGGGAGGTGTACTTGAGCTCCTGCAAGCCTGCCGCTCCCCATGCTGGGGTGACAGCGAGGAAGGCGATGGTCTGCGTCAAGCCCTCGGCCGTTGTCTCCTCGACGCCAATGTTGACCGTTCCAGTGAAACCACCGTCTCGGGTGCCTGGGTTGATGTAGATTTGCGTGACGTAGTCACCGCCGGTCAGGGCGACGGGGCGTGATAAAGCGCCAGCGTTCGCCGCCGATGCGTGCTGGACCAGAATAGAGCGCTCGCCAATTGCTGCGCCGCTCGGGTTGTCGTAGCTCGTGGCGGTTTGCGACGTAAGCGTAGCGCCAAGAACTGGAGTCCATACGGAAGCATCTTTCGCCTGGTACTCGGTGCGCATCAGTCGCTTTTTGCTGAGTTGCCTCAGGCCGTCATCACACACCGCATTGAAGCCATACGTGTTGGCGTGAGCGTCATCCCGGTAGAAGTTGTACAGCAGCGATCCATTGGCGACTGGAGCCGGGAGCGGAAGTGCCATCGTGAGCGTCAGGGTGCCGATCAGCTTGATCACCGACGTGTAGTACTCGCCATTTGTGGCCAAGTACACTACAAGCTGCCCACTGTAGAGGCCTGTAACGTTGTTCACCGTGATGGTGTTTGACGTTGATCCGGTCACAGTGTGAGGAACAATGTTGCCTGGCTCAGAAGCAGTCCATCCAACACCCTGCAGAATTCCGAAGTGCAGGTCGATCAGAGCGGGCTCAAGTGTGTTGCCGAATAGACGATTGACATTCCCTGCTGCAGCGATGGCGCTCGCATTGGCTTGAATCTGCGTTGCTTGAGACAGGTTCACTGCCTCAATAGCGGAAAGATCGGCATCGACCGTGCTCCCCCCCCTATGCACCATCGTCGCGCCAGTCGAAGAGGCCAACGCCTGGCGCAAGGCGGCATCCCCGACAGCCTGAAGCTTTGGTGCATCCGTGGCCCAGGTCCCGGTCAGTGTCAGCGGGATATCCGCAGCATTGATCACCCTGTACAACTCGCCATCACGCTGAACCAGCTGGGTTTGCCGATCTACGACGATGCCGGCGCCATAAATCACGTAGACCGACTCATAGCCCTGCGCGATCAGGTAGTCAGTTACTTGCTGCATGATCCCGCGCCAGGACTTCAACGGCACGCCAAGACGGCTCAGATACTCGGCCAGAGGTCCATTGAGCAGTAAGTCGATGATACTGGTATTGTCGTAGAGGTCGCGGGGATCGCTGGAGCCATCCGGTTCAACGGGGTTGCCAGTGTTGTAGCGCATAGATTCTCCGGGCACAAAAAGGCCCGCGCTAGGCGGGCATGCTCGTTTCAGGTGCCGGTCATGCCGGCGGGAAGTTGTCGTCGTCCAGGTAGACGCGCTCGTCGTAGTTCACTGCGGTGACGTTGCAGCTGACGGTGCCGCTTGGGTTGACCTCTTTGATCAGTGCGGGATAGCAGAACTTGGCCTTTGGCCCGAACTGGAGCACTGGCGCGTCCATAGCGCTGTTCAGCACCGGAACGAAATCCAGACTAGGGATGGTCAGGCGGTAGTCATCGATGCGGGTCGCCACGTAGGGGCCAGAGGCGCTGCCATCACGACGCCGAAGAGCAATCCAGTGCTCACCACCTGCCGACCAGTCGAAACGCTCTGAGGAAACTAGCATGTGCTGGCTACCCAGCTGCGCATACCCCTTGAGCATTGCGCTCTGGCCGTAACCCGGCGTGGTATCGCCAAGCAGCGCGTAGTCGAGATATCCGCTATTGAGCGCGTCCAGCTCCGTGGTAAAGCTGTACCGCTTGCGCTGGTAGACCTGCTGCCGGCGGCGGCGCATACCGTAGCGCCAGGCCCGGGTCTCGTCGCTGATTCCCTCTACCTTGACCTTTTCGGTTCTCAGCCCGAGATCGCCGGGCAAGCGGCATTCAACTGTCTCGACCTGCCAGGTGGTGCCGTCCGTGTACTCAACATCGACACCATCGAAGTCATCCTCTGTGACGTGTTCGGCCTCTCGCTTGAGTGACTTGGTCATCACCTGAGGGTTATAGATGTGGTCGAAGTCCGGGCCGCGCGGCTCATCACGCACCGGGCGAATCAGGCCTCGATCAATCGTCAGCTCGGAGAATCCAACTTGAAGAGCTTCGATCATGCAGGCTTTGACCGTGCTGGCCGAGTCGATCGTCCGGTCGTAGTAGTCGCCGCGGGCAGTCCAGATCGCCTGCAGGCGGTCCAACTCGTCAAGATCCAGGTCTGAATCCCCATCCTCCACCGAGTATCCGACGCTCTGCGCGACATATCCAATCCAGGCCGCGATGTCACGGGTCGGCTCTGGCGCAGTCCATGCTCCGTCACGCCGGGTGCGCAGCTTGCGCATGGCGATCACCGATACCTGGCTCTCGGATTGGGATGCGATACGGTTGCCGCCCTTGACCCGCAGGGCCAGCAACGTCACGCCGGCGTAGCTGGTCGGCGCCGGCAAGTTCGCGCGCAGGCCGTACCACTGGACGGTGTTGGCGTCCTGGGTGCTAGTTGACTTGGCTCCGATACGCCGCATCCGCACTTCTGGCCGGATATTGCCAGGAATGTCCATGTACTCGGTGAAACCGAGCTGGTCCAGGGTCATCTGGGTGTAGGTCTTCTTGAACGAAGTCCAGGCGCCTGCTGCAGCGATGTCGCGGTACTGCATCTCGACGGTCACCGACAGGTTGTTCAGGTCGCCCTTCCCGCCCACATGCACCAAGCCTTGAGGAAAGAAGATGTCCCAGCCAATGCGGCTTGTGGTCGTCCCAGCAGGGCACGCCGGGAACGGGCCAGACCAGTCGCCCTCTTGCGTTGATCCGTCTAGGGTCAGGACCGCCGCAGAGGTGGTCAGCGCGTCATACCCGGGCCAGGTCGCATCGTTGTCACCCGTAGCGTTCATGCGCTCGACCGATATGGCTGACGTACTGGCCGCTGTGATGCGGTAGCGCAGGCCACGGAAGCCAATGCCCATTACCAGGCCGGTACCGAGCGCCAGGCCGGTTGCAGCGCCTCCGGCGGCCCAGTCGAGCGTCATCTCGTCTGGTGCGGATCCGACGCCAGGGGTGTACGTGGCCACGGTGTAGTTGCCAGCATTCGCGCCGACGATCTCGATTGGCATACCCACGTACAGCGCGAACTGGTCGAGGTTTCCGCGAATGATGTCCCGGCCGGCGCCGCCGTCGATTACATCCAATGGATAACCGACCTCAATGCGAACGATCATGCCGGCGGCCCAGCCTGCCGGGAACTGGCCCGCTCCGGTGGGCACTGTGATGGTTTTCCCAGCGAACTGGTACGACTGCGCGCTTGGCACCGGCGTCACGGCATAGGTTGCCTTCAGCTCAATGCCGGCGGCACCGGTAGAGGTGGCCCCAACCTCGGGCGCGGAATGCCACCACTTGGCGGCAGTCTCGGCTGACAGGTTGGCGCCCGGTTCGTACAGCGTGAATTCGGCGTCCTCGCCAAGCGAGATAACCGGCGTTTCGCCGATCAGGATGCTGCTCACCGGAATGTCGTAGCTGCCCTTCCCCACTACCAGCAGCATCTCGATCCACTGCGAACGTGGGTCGTCGAAGTACCTGTTCGGTGGTAAGGCATAGTCGGGGTATGGACGCTGTCGGCCGGCGATCTCACGGATGACCGCATTCAGCTTCACCTGGTTGCCCTTTACCGTGGCCAGGCTCAGGTCATTGCCGCGCTTCGTGTTGCCGCCGCTGTTCAGGGACGGCATCTTGGGCATCAGCGCTCCCAGTACTGCCTTGGCACCGAACACCAGCGCCAAGGTGATCGAGAACGGGTCAGTGCCCTTCGGCTCCCGGTAGATCTCGACACGATCCTCAGGGCCGAACTCGATAGTCGCCCACTGGGTCGGCAGCGCGCGGTCTCCATTGATGAACACGCTTACCGGCAGCTCTGCGGGCTCTACCTCTTTCGGCATGCCGTCAGCACGGAACCAGGCCAGCACGCTCTGCCGGCTTTCCACCGCACGCAACTCTGCAGGCCCGGCAGCGAGCTTGTTTGGGTAGATTTCGATCATTCCCGGTCTCGGTAGTAGAGGACAGTGTTGTGGTCGCGCTTCCACTGGGAAATCGGCAGGCAGCGGGCACCGCGTGTGGGGTTGATTTCGAGGATCTTGAGCCGGCCACCAGCCTCGACGACCAGGGCAACGTGCACGCAGATGTGCCCGCGCATCACGGCAGCGATGGCGCCATGCTCCGGCTGGCACACTTCCATGTGCACGGTTTCTTCCCGGTACGCCCGGGTGAACTCCCGCGGATCGGTGTTGCGTACATGCCCCCAGCTCGGCAGCAGACGTTTGCCCAGGTGCAGGTGGCGCACCTCCCTGACCAGGCCCCAGCAATCGAATATTTCCGGACCGCGAGCGCCGTCCTCATACCTGCAGGACAGGTACTTGTTGATCCATTCCATAGGGGAAACCCTTAGAGATATTTGAGGCCGGGGAAACGCTTGGTGTTCGCAATGTCCCGTGGAAACGCCGTGCCGATCATGTCGAAAAACCCGCACTGCAAGGTGGCCTGGTTCTGCTCGAAGGAATCGCTGTCGACCGACATGCGATAGGGCCTCTCGCATGGGGCCGATAGGTTGCTGGCCAGGTACACCCTGTATGTTGCGGTTACCCTGGCGATCGCATCCAGCGCCTCATCTGCACGCTGCATGACCTCGCCGGTGGTGTTGTCCACGCCGAATGCTAGAGCCTGGTTGCCCTTGTTGTTCTTCTGCGGGAGCGCGATGCTGATGTTCGCTGCGGTGAAGGTGATCAAGCGCCCGTCTTCAGTGCCGCAAACACGGTCCTTGAAGCCATTGCAGATCAGCACAGGCGAATCCCATGCCGGACAGGTGATTTCCAGCGTCCGGACGAACGCCTCCTTACCGCCAGAGGCCAGGGCCTCGCGGTAGGTGTCTTCGAGAATTGTCATGGTTTACCCCTATGCGAATACTCGCCACGGGGTGTTCGGGCTCAGTTGCTCGATACCCGCCGGCCAGACAATAGACCCAGTGCTGCGCACGTTGGCGTGGTAGCCTGGCAGCGCCTCAACGCTCTCGCCATCCACAAGCACGCGATAAATCACACCGATCTCATCGATAGTCACGCCACTCGGCAGGGCTCCCAGGGCAGCTTGCATAGCCTCAGCGGTGGCAGCCCGCAGGTAATAATCGGTCATGTGGTTAGGGCCTGCAGTTGAGCGGCGCTGAGCCGGTAGGGGAAGTATTGCATGCGTCGGATGTGACCTGTCATGTGCGCTGTAGTTGTCGCAACGCCGCGCGTTCCAAGTGTCAAACGGTCAATTGTTGGCAGTGCCACAGGGCCGCTCGGCGCTCCGGTCAACAACCCGGCAGACGAGAACTGCACACCTTCTGCTGCGTCGTACGCAACGGCCTGTTTTAGAAGAATATTGGGAGCTATAACGCCGCCGAGACTTTGCGCGAATTGCGGAACGTTCGCATCATCCGAAACTTCAGCCCGTGACAATCCCCCGCTGCTCAAATACAGCATAACCCTAGGGTTGCTGGCGGCTGTACCAAGCATCCCACCAGCAACGCTCAAGACAGTTCTATTAACCGATTCGACGTACAAAGTACCTTCGCCCGAGTTTAACCATGTTGATGCTGGAACAAAGGCCATGTCAGCGGCTCGGGTAACCTGCGCAGTGGTTGTGGGTATCAATGAGCTTGGCGCCTCACCAGCTTCGAACTGAGCACCCCATGGATAAAGGCCCGCAACACCATTGCCAGTGTATGAAGCGCCAGATGCGTCGGCCATCTGCACATCGAACGATAGCGCTGGCGGCGCGGCTATGGTGGTCGCCACGATCCAGCAGCGATACCAACCGTTCGGCCACAGTTCCATACCTACAGAATCAAGCGTTGCCGTGGCGGCCTCAATGGTGCCGGTGTCAAGGTTGAACCGCGCAGAGCCTGGGTTTGTCCAGTTGCCGAAAATGTCCGTTTCAAGGTACAGCCGGCGCCCGCTGCCATCAGCCTTGGCGAAAACAGATCGGCAGTATTTCGTGCTACCCGCAGCGGTGATGGCGCCCTGGGTGACACGGTGAACCCCGGTGCTGGTGTCCTCGGTGAACTTCACAGCGGTTGTACCATCAGGCGCCAGAATGCCTGGCGCGGCTGTCACTGCAAGCCCACCCTTGGCCCACGTCGCGTTGGTGAAGTCGTTTGACCGCAAGGCCATGTTCACCCGCTGCTGTTCGAAGAGTAGCCCTCTCGTTTCAACCCGAGGGGCGTTGACCGCTGCTACTTCCAACAGATTGGTTGCTGGGTTCAACCAGGTACCAGTGGTCGATCGAGTGAAAGTGATGATGTCGGAAAAGCTCTTATCCTGCATACGTCACCACCAGTACCAAGCTGTCTGCACCGCTGCCGACGCCATAGGTTTGCGAAAGGAAGTCCAAGGAGAGCGACGGACTGTCCGCGCGGGACACTTGGTATTGGGACGGCTGACCGACACGGGTCTCGTCCGCCTCGACACTGATACGCAGGCCGTCACGCAGATTGCGGATGTCCGCCAATGCTGCTGCATAAGTTGGGTAATCGAAGACATACACCGGCCACTCCCTGTTAACTGCCATGTCGATGATGTTCATCATGAACCAGAACTGCGGGAACTCCTCCCAGCCCGGTTGGATCAGGGGTGGCTCACGCAGCTCAAGGACTGCCGAGAACTCCCACCGACTGACCTGCACGAGCGTCGGGCCGGTGTAGTGCCCGGCAAAGCGGCAGTCGTACTCTTTGAAGCCTATCGGGGTGAGCAAAGTAGCCTTGAACCACTCCACCCCCTGCACCAGCGACCGTGCATACCAGCCCTGGAAGAACGCCATCTGGTTGCGATCGCAGTTCCATTTGGCGTTGATCAGGTATGGCACTTCGTCGAAGTTCAGCCGCTGCCGAGCGCGCCCCGACACCATTGGAGTGCGGAGCATGGGATCGACAGGGGTGTCCAGCGCGTAGCCGTCCTGCAGCGGCAGCGGCAGTTCTGCTGGGTATTCGATCATGAGCCTAGCCCCTGAAGTCCGTATTTGGCTCGTAGCGCCTGGTCTGCCTCGCCGTCACCCATGACGCTGGCTACCCACACCTTGATGAAATCCTGGTTGCCCTCGCGGGTGACCTGGGAAGTGCCGGCACGCGTAGGGTCTTCATAGATCTGCACGATCGGCTGAGGCATCGGCGCATAACCCGACCCCTGGCCAGCAGACCCGCCGGAAGAGACGCGCTCACCGGAGTTGATGGCCTCCAGCAGGGCGCGATTCTTCTTCGTTGCGGCGGCATTGACGATGAACTCGCCATCGCTGAGCTTTGCGAGGTTACTGTCGGAGGTTGCAGTGCCCGCGCCGGCGAAGTAGCCGCCGGTAGCGAACCCAGGTACCGCCGCCAGTGTTGTGGCCAGCGCAGTGGTTGAAGTCAGGGCAGCGGCTGCCGGGATCGAGTTGCCGCCGAAGCTTGCAAGCGATGCCAGGGCCGCTGCCGGCGCCCACGCAGCAGCCGTAGTGCCAGCCAGCGCAATGGACGTGCCGGCTGTAGCGGTGCCGAGCGTCGCAGCCAATGCGGCGTTGAGTCCCATCTGAACGCCCATCTTGACGAATCCGGCGATGACTTCGCGCAGAACATCCTTGCCAAGATCGCCGAACGACTGAAGCGACAGGTTCAAATTCATGATCCGGTCGGTAATGCCGCTGGCCACCGATCCAAATGCACTCGAAAACACTTGCTGCGTCTGGCCCGCAATATCCCGCGCCTGATTGCCGAAGTTCTGGACCGCTGCCGTCCACCCGTTGATAGGGTTGAGCATGGCCTGGTCCATCTGCGCCCAGCCGGCCTGCAATGCTTCCAGCTGTCTCGGCAGAAACTCGTTGGTTAGGTCGATCTGCGTTTGCAGGTCCTGCCGCTGCTTCTCCGTCGTGGCGTTGGCGAGTTCAGTACGCAGTTGGAGGATGCGGTCGTTGGTCTGCTGCTCCAGTTGCACACGCTGCTGCAGACGGGTCGACTGCAAGTCGCCCATGCCCACGCCCTGAGCCTCCAGGCTGTACTGAGTCCGCTGGGTGTTGAGTTGCTTCTCCAGCTCCGCGCGGTACTGCTCGGCTTGCGTCAGGCCTTGGGCGCCTTTGATGGCGGCGCCGTAGTTGATCGAAGCCTGGGCCAGGGCCTTGTTGTACTCCTCCTGGGTGATCTTGCCCTTATCCAGCACCAGCTGTAGCTGGCCCTGCTCCTTGACCAGTGCCCGCGCAGCCTGCGCCGCCGGGTCGTACTGGTTGTAGAGCTTGGCGAAGGTGTTTTCAGCCTCGGAGGCGCCTCGACTCTGCCCGCTTACCGCCTTGGGCGTATTCCTCTTGGCCTCCCGCGCCTTGATGTCGGCAATCTGCTGCTCGATGCTCTTCCGGGCCGCTGCGTACTTGGCTTCCTCTTCAGCGGTGAAGCCGCCGGCCTTCTGTGCGTCTGCACGGGCCTTGTCGATGTCCTTCAACTGCTTCTGCAGCTTCTCGGTCTGGGTCTGCGCCGCTTTGAATGTGGCGTTGATAGTGTCGATGCCCTTCTTGCCGGCATCTTGAATAGCCTTGCTTGCCGCATCCTCAGAAGCTTTTCGACCAGCCTCAGCAATAGCTGATTGCAGATCGGCAGCTTGTTGGCGCAGTTGATCAACGCTCTTGGAAGTCACCCCGAGTCCAAACGCCGCGCGGCCGCCCTGCTGAATGCCCTTTTCGGCATCCGATATTTTGCGCTCTACGTCCGCAAGTTGTTGCTCCAGAGACTTGTCACGGCCAACGTCCAGCATCGCGTCCCAGGCTTTCTTGGCAAACCCAGCGACCGACTGCCAGGCAGATTCCAGGGTGCCGAGGTTTCCCTCAATCTCCTTGGCTCGACTACTGATCTCCTCGGCGTAAAGGCCTGCGGCCATCTGCGCCGCCCCCATGGTGTCGCCCTGCTCCTGCAGGGAAACGATGTTGGCGTACTGCGAGGTGGTCAGAATGTTCAGCTCAGCGTCGAGCTTCTTGATTGCCTCGACCGGGCTTTTCGCGATGTCGTTGAACGACTTCACAACCTCGTCGATGTCTCGACCGGTTTGCTTCGACCAGGCCAGAGAGGCCTGGGTGATCTCCGCGTACATCGAGGTGAGCGGGTTGCCTGCGGCTGCCAGCTTGGTGAGCACAGCCGCTGCAGCGCCAACCGTGCCGCTGGTGCTGGCCACTTCATTGGCAAGGTCCGCCAACTGGCCTGCACTGGTGCCGGCGGCGTTGCCGTTCTCGATCAACGCATTGGCGAAGCGCTCAGATTCCTCAGAGCCCTGGTAGTAGGCCAGCGCCAGAGTAGCGGCGGCTGCCGCGGCAACGGAAAACGGGTTCACCAATCCAAGGACGTAGCCACCCATGGCGCGCGCGGCCGGCCCTACACCACCGAACATATCCTTGAGCTGACCGCCCTGCTGCAGGAATACAGTCAGAGGTGCCTGCCCGGCCTGAAGGCTGACGGCAATATCGGTGAACTGGGCAGGAAGGCCACGTAAGGACGCCTGGTAGGCCTTGGCCGAAATTCCGGCCTTGTTCATGCCGGTGCTGGTTTCACCCAGAGCATCGCGCATGGTGTTAATGCGCTGGGTGTACTCGACAAACGTGTCGCTTTCGACGAGGCCGGCCTTTTTGAACTTGGCCAGTTTCTCCTGCATGTCGTCCAGGCGACCAAGCGCAGCGACCGTCGGATTGATCTGGCCTACCAGTCGAGCCAGCTCCTGACGTTGCTGCTCTAGCGATGCGTCGGCGGCCTTAGAGCTGCCGGAAACCGAATCCATGGCTACGTCGGCCTGTCGCGCACCACTGGCGACTTGTTCAAGCGCGGCAGCAACACGGATCAGCTGGGCATTGACTTGGCTTTGCGTGCTGGAGAAAACACTGAATCCATTCGACAACTGGCCGATGCCAGTCGACATCTGCGACAGCAGCGTGTTCGACTGAGCCAGACTTGCGTCCAGTTTAGTCACGCCCGCCCCCACAGACAGCATGGCGGATTCTAAGGCATCTGACTTCGACACCAAGACCGACATCTGGCGATCAGTGGAAGCCGTTGATTTGTCTATGCGCCCAAGCGCCGTGACGGCCGCTGAAGCCATTTTGCCCATGTTCGAGCCAAGGGTAACGGTTACCCGGCTCAGATTCTCAGTTGAGGCCGCGGCTCCTTCACCGCTCTGCTCTACCTTGTTGAGCGAGTCGCTCAGGTCATCGGCATTTTTCTTTGCTGGGCGCGAGTCAATCGTAATGGCAAGGCGGGATTCCTGCGCCATAGCATTCTCCAGGCGTAAAAAAACCCGCTTGGCGGGCTATCGTTTTGGCGGCGTCGGCCCGTGCTTCTCCTGCTGCTCATCCCAGTGCCTGCGGTACTCGTCATCCAGCGCGAAAATCGCAGCGTCGAACTCATCGCGACAAATCGCTGTGGGATAGCGGGCCAGATAGTCAGTGATGGCTGCTGGGGAGATTGGTGCTGGAGCGCCGATCATTCCGACGTATTGCCGGGTGCGGCTGATAGAGCCGTAGGCCTCAAGGACCTCAGCAGTGACGCCATCAATCTCGGGCTGAGGCGGTACCGGCGCTACGCCTTTCAGCCTTTCGCGCTTCCAACGGGCTTTTTCGTTGCTTTCGCCCGCCCACTCCCGCCCCCAGATGTAGGCGTCGAGGGCTTTTTTGCGGTGGCCTGGGCCTTCTCTTCGATCCGGCGGGCAATGTCTAGACCAGTTTGGACAGCCAGGAAGTAGACGCTGGGCATCTGCTTGATCAGTTGCTTGCAGAGCTCTGGAGTGTATGGGGCTGGAACGCCTGGATTGCCTGCCTCATCTACTCCCTCCCAATCCTTGATCAGGTGGCGCGCAGCCAGATCGGTATACAGGTCGTCGTCGATCTCGATCTCTTCCAGCGGGATCTCGGCGACGTTGAACGCCGCGGTACCGACCTTCACCTGCTGGTCAATAGCAGCAAGGTGGCGCTTGATGAGGGACTGATGCGACTTATAGATCGGATCGGCGATTGAACCGACCAGGATCTTTGCCCCCTTGGCGAACTCGACCCAGCGGGTGCCATTGGTGTCCAGTTCGGGCTTCTTGGCAATGGTGAAGGCCATGGTAATCCTCTGCGGTAAAAGGCCCAGCGCGCACCGCAGGGCGCGCCAGGCAAAGGGTTAAGCGGTGATGGTGATGGTAGAGGTTCCGTTCTTGGTCGGATCGGCCTTGCTGGTCGCGGTGATGGTGGCCGTGCCAATCGCAACGGCAGTCACCAGGCCGGTCTGGCTGACAGTGGCCTTGGCTGCGTCGGACGTGGTCCAGGTGACTTGCTGGCTGGCCCCCACAGGAGCCACCAGAGCCTCCAGATCGCGGGTCTTGCCCACCTGAACGCTGGCAGTGGTCGGCGCCACGGTCACACCGGTGACAGCGATGGGCGCTGGGGTTCGTGTGATGGTCGGCGGCACCCGGCGGCCGGTATAGGTCAGTTCGACCTGGATGATGTCGGTCGCTCCACCGTCGGGCCAGTCGCCACTGATCTCCATTTCCGGCAGAAGGAAGGTGTAACCACCGTCGGCATTGTTGAGGGTGAATTCAAAGCTCAACGCGCTACCGGTCTGCTGAGCCTTCCAGAACTCGTAGGCCTTCTTGGACCAGCTGATGGTGATCGAGCCCGACGGAGTGAAGATGGTCGGGATGATGTTGCCTGGGAACGGGTTGCCATTTCCGATGCAGCGCTGGGTCTGGACGCCGTTGTCGAACTGCAGGTTGAAGCTGTCGACGCAGGCGTTGTCCTCGCCCAACTGCTCACCGTTGATCTTCAGGCCGCTCACGTCCTTGAAGCCATAGCGGCGCTGCTTGGCCTCGGGCTGAGGGCTGACGATAAACGAGGTGTCATCGGCCTTGTCTTGCCAAGATGTGGCGGCAAACGTGGTGGTGACCGTAATTTCGTTGTCACTGGGGATATCGAAATTCATGGTCGCGACCTGGGCGCCGCGGGCAACCGCTGCAACACCGATGTCACTGGCGTAGGAACCGATCGAGAACGTGATTCGGTCGTTACCCATGGTCAGCACGTTGCCGGCCCAGTCCTTGCCGAAGCAGGACGCCATGAACTCGTCCAGCGCGCCATAGCGCAGCTTGGTTTCCACGTCGCCACCGACGTCGACAGTGGTCTGGGTCGTGCCCTGGGCCATTCGGTCAGCGCCGATCTCGTTGTTCTCTTCAGTGTTGTAGGTTGGCACGAGACCGAAGCTGACACGGGTCAGCACGTTCCAGTTACCCGCCGGTGTTACTCCTGGGGTGACTTCGCGCTTCCACGCGGTCGAGACCTTGGCACCACTGGACATGGGGTGTTTCTCCTATCGATAGGCGTAAAAAAACCGCCATGTGGCGGTGGAGGTGGTGGGCTCAGTAGGCCCGGTATGGCACCCGGACGTTGACCTGGTACCAGCTGTTGCCGTCGTCGCCGACGACCTGCGGGGAGGCCTCGAAGAAGTCGAAGGGGCCTTCCGGGGCGCTGTAGAACTGGAAATGGGTAACCAGTGCGTCGACGGCCTGGGTGATGGCCAGCGTGCCGCTGTAGCTCGGGACGAACAGCTGAATGGTGACGATCCCGGTCTGGCGCACGCATGGCCCTACTCCGACCTCTGGGGTGCTGGATAGGCCCGGCGAATCAGCCAATCGCGCCCAAATGCTTCGCCCGGCCGGATCGAATGGCTTGGGTGAGTTCGGATAATCGACTGCGGAGGCGGGAATACCCGCCCACTGAGTCATGCGCCCGGTGATGATTGCGCGGATCTGTTCGAAGGTCATTTGCTGTACGCCTGGGAGACGCCGTGGAACGAAACGGCGTAGACGCCGCCCGGGGCCTGGGTCGAATGACCATCTTCCAGCGGCTCCGCGTACGGCAGGTTGTTCTGGATGTAGACGACAGCGTACGGCTCGACCGACTGAAGCACGGCACCGCCGTTGCTGACGGTGGTCGTCCCGGATGGGTCTACGGCGTCGAGCTGCGCGTAGCTGGGCGCGCCCACAGTGACGATGTTGTTGGCCCGGAACCGCCCGCCGACATAGCCCTGCCCCGCGGCGACCTGCCCAACGAAGAAGTTCTGCTCCCGCTCGCGCTTCGTCAGCTTCTTGTTGCCCAACTGCGCCGCCTTGGCGTCGTAGGCATCGGCCATGGCGACGTTCCTGGCCTTGAGCTCCTGATTCACCTTCCAGAGGCTGGGGTTGCCCACAGGAGAGCGCATCACGACCTCCTGCAGCATGGCCATGGCAATGACGCGGGTTCGGGTAGCGACTGCTTCGTCGATATCCTCGCGGAACATCGTCGGTGGCGTGCTCCACCCCCTGCCCTTGCCTTTGGCCATGGTCACTTCCTCAGCTGAATCTCGTAGTGGGCCTGGGCTGGGTCGATGCCGGGGCTGACAATCCGGTACGTCGCCGGCAGGCCAGTGATCAGGTCGGTTACCGTGATCTGGTGGCCAACTGCGGGCCTGTCGGTGACCTCGTTGGCCAGGCAGATCAGCAGCACGTCGCCAACTAGGATGTTCACCCCGTCGATTCGTCGGCTGTCGTAGCTGTCGAGCACCCCGCGCCCGGTGTAGATCACTGGCTGTGCCGTGGTGGTCTCGTTGACCGGATCCCACACGCCAGGCCCCATGTAGGACCCGGTGAACGGGAAGACCGCATCAGCGAGATCATCGTCGAAGGCCTCAGCAAGGTCGGCCTGGATATCACCGCGAAGGCCCATGTCTACCCCCTTTTGACTGCGAAGGCGAATGGGTTGCTGCGCCAAGGCGACACCAGCGCCAGGGCGAGCTGAACGCACGAAGGCTGGGCGGCCGTGGAAGTCTTGTCGATCGATCCGAAGCTCTTGCTGGTCGAAACCGAGCCGGCCTTGACCGTCTTGGCCTCGAGCGCCCCCTCGGTCTGCTGCACGTACAGCTTTCCTTGGGATGCGCACTTGGCCAGCCGGGCACCGGCCTGCTTCACGTCGTCCGGGATGTCGTCCATGTCGATGCCGACCAGATTCAGCGCAGTCAGGTAGGCGTTCGCCTCGAAGACCGCCTCTTCCTTGGCCTCAGCAGGCGCCCAATCAGCCCCGAGGATGCCATCCACGTCGGCCACAGTGATGTAGGTAGCCATCAGGCCTCCGCTTGTATGAGTGGGGCCGCAGCCACGGTGTTACTGCTGGTTGAGCTCGGCGACCTGTTTCTGCAGTGATTCTTTCGAGGCGTTGGCGCGGTAGGTGACGCCGGCCTTGTCCAGCGCAGCTTTCAGCGCCTCGACCTCAGGATCGGCAGCCGCACCCTTCAGGGATTCGATCTGCTTGAGCAGTTCGGCCTTCTCCTGCTCCAGGTCTATTACCTTCTGGACTTCGCCGTCGCGCTCGCGCTGCAGGCTGGCAATTCCGGCATCGACCGCTTCCAGCACCTGGAACAGGCGGCCTGCGGTTTCGCCCAGTTCGCCTTGTGGACGCTCCAGGGCCTGCTCCGCGAAGGACTCGACGATCACGCCAACGGCAGCCAGCTCAGCCGTCAGTTCATCGACCACGTCTTGGCTCAGACCGCCCGCCTCGACAACCACGGCCACGGCCTTCAATTCGGGCCGAATGCTGACCTCTGGTACGTCTTTGGCCTCACCGTTGCGATTGGTAGCGGCGTTGGCGTCGACGATGACCAGACCATGCACTTTGGCCAAGGCCTTCACATCTTCCTGGTACTGGTGGAACGGCCCGGCCAAGTACCAGATGTTGTTCTTGCTCATGCTCACGTCCTCAGTGGGCCAGGCCATAGGCCCAGCCCACCATCAGGGTTACTTGGAAGCGTCACCGATCAGAGCCACACCGGCAGTGTGCTTGATGCTGGTGGCGGTCTTGTCCCAGTTGGTACCGGTGGCCAGTTCGGCATCGGTCGGGGACTTGCCGCCAGCGGTTACATCCCAGGTGTAGCCCTTGAGACCCAGGCCGAAGGTGTAGTCGGTCTGCAGCGTGGTTTCGATCCGCTCCTTGCCGTTGGTGGTCTGGACGTTGCTGATGATGTCGCGACCGTCGTGCACCAGAGCCGCACCCTGGACCAGGGACAGGATGATTTCCTTGTCCGGCGCAGGATCCACACCAGCCTGCATCAGGGCAGGAGCATCGGTAACCACCGACACCTTGCCGAGAATGTCGATCACGCGGACATTGCCCGCCTGGAACAGCTGCTGCTGGTTGGCCAAATTCTGACCGATCAGCTTGTGGTAGGTGGTGCCTTGCATAACCTGGGTGATCAGGTTCTGACTGGCATCGCCGAACTTCGCGTGGGCGTTGTTCAGACCGGCATAGGTGATGCCGGCGGTGGCCGACACGTCGTTGACGGCGGCGGCCTGGGCAGTGATCGCAGCGACCAGGGCGGCGATGGCGGTGTTCAGCTGGTCCTTCAGCAGGATCTCGGCGAACGCGCGGGATGCTACCTCAATGCCTTGGGCGGTCGGGCGCTCCAGCCAGGTCATTTGCGACGGCTCGTAGCGGATCGGGCCGAAGCCACCAGCAACTTTCACCGAGGTGTTTTTCAGCTCGGTCAGGTCGGTGATCGGCGCGGCGCCGTTGGCGGCGTAGCGATCCACACGGCGCTGAGCGGCGGCCAGGGTCTGGAAGAACGACTCTTGGAGGAAGTCGCCGGTGAAGCCGTCCGGAGACAGCACGATGGCGCCGCGGCTGGCGGCGTTGAAGGCAACGAGCATCTGATCCAGCGTCTCGATGGTCGCCGGCATGATGTATTCGTTGAAAACCTGCATTTGCGACAGGGACATGGGTGTATTTCCTTATTTCAATGGAAGGTCTGGGAACCGGCTGGCAAGTGCCGCCGTGCGTTCCTCTTTGGTGCCGCCGATGTTTCCTTTTGCGGCCCCG